ACCTGCGTGGGCGGGGTCCTGGGCCGGGGGGGCGCCCCCCCCCGGCCGCCGAAAGTGTTCGAATTCCACATCGAACCCGCTTCCAGCGTCAACAGTCTCGTGAACGGCAGCCAACCCCAGCAGCCCGGCATGCAGCAAGCCCAGCCGGCATACCCGCAGCAGCAGTACGCGCCCCAGCAGCCCATGCAGGCCCCGAATCAGGGATATGCGCCGGCTCCGGTCGACCCATGGAACCCGCCGGCACAGGCGCAACCCGCTCAGCCGGTGCAGCTCGGCCAACCACAGGTGGATCCGATGAAGGTCAACCAGCTGAAGGCCATGGGTAAGCCGCCGCAGGAGATCGCCACCCTGTTGGGCGTGCCGGTCGAAGCGGTCACCGCCGTCACCGACCAGGCTCAACCCCAGAACCACGGCGGTTCCGAACAGATGCCGGAAACCGGTGAATTCTAATGGACGAACTGCTGAAACATTTGCAGAACCAGTGGATCGAACTGGTGAAGGACATGGATTCCCTCGCCTCCGATCAGGACGGTTTCCGTGACGTCGACTCGGAAAGCCTCCAGCTCATGAGCGTGAGACTCGTGCTCCTGGGCTGGCACAAGAGCAAGGATTCCGACAAGGACTGAGTCCAGTCCCGACCGCCGTAGCCGTATCCAAGCGGCCGGCACGCATGCAAAGGCGTGCACGGCACCACACATATTCACATCACATCAAAGGAGTTTCAAGGATGACCGACATCTACGGCTATGCGACAGCCGCACCCCTGTACCGTGCGGCGGGCTGGATGCAGGTCATCCCCCTGCCGGAAGGCCGCAAGACCCCGCCGCCCAGCGGTTTCACTGGACGCAGCCGCAAACCCGTCACCGACGAGCAGATACGGCTCTGGTCGCAGGCGACCCCGGACGCGAACACGGGAATCGTCATCCCCGAAGGCGTATTGGTGTTGGACATCGACGCCGCACAAGGCCACCAGGTCAAGGCAGACGGGGCGAAAGGCATCAGCGAACTCTCTCAGGAACTGGGCGTATTGCCGGCCACGTGGAGCAGCACGTCGCACGGCATCGATTCGCCGGCACGCCACCTGTTCTACAAGGTGCCCGAAGGGCTCGCGTGGAAGGGCGGCGCCATCGAGGGAGTCGACATCCTGCAGCCCGGCCACCGGTATTCCGTGGTCTGGCCGTCGATCCACCCGAGCGGCGAAATGTACTGCTGGTACACGCCAAGCGGCGCATTCGCCAGCACACTCCCCCACATCTCGGATCTGGCGACACTGCCATGGAAGTGGGTGGACTATCTGCGCAAGCCCGACAATATGTCGAACCCGAAGGAATTAAAGTGTTCGAATTCGAACACTTTAACCCCCTCGAATCCGAGGGAATACGACGACCGCATGTGCAAGGCCGTCAACACGTTCCTCAACAAGACGCTCGCCAACCCCGCTTCCAAAGGCTCAAGGCATGACACCACGCTGCAGGCCGTCTGGGCGTTGGTGAACTTCGCGCAGGAAGGCCATCGTGGAGCGCTCGACGCCATCAGCCAATTGAAGCCACGGTTCATCGCCGAGGTGGCCCCCGACCGTCAAGGCAAGGAGCGTGAGGCGGCACGCGAATGGGCCAGCATTCTCAGTGGCGCGATGGAGAAGGTCAACGGCGTGCAATCGCATGTGGATCCGTGCGAGCAGTCGAAAATCGAACGCATGACGCCCGGCGAGTTCGACGAACTCACCCAAAACGCGGCTGCGAGTCAAATGGAGGAAAGTCACCCGGAAGCAGTTCAAAACACTGGAACAATGCCGGTTCAAGCCGGTTCAACACCCGTCGCATCGGTTCAAAACGGTTCAATGGAAAGTCACGAGGCAAGTAAAAACGCCTCCTCCAGCTGGCAGTTCGAAGACCTCACCCAGCTCGCTTCCGGCATTGAACTGCCGCCCACGCCCACCGTGTTCCAACGAGAGGACGGCCAAGGCCTCTTCTATAGGGGCGCGGTCAACGACCTGCACGGCGAACCCGGCTGCGGCAAAAGCATGCTCGCCCAGATCGCCACCGCCCAGGAACTCAAACAGGGACATGACGTGATCTATATCGACTATGAGGATTCCGCCAGAAACGTCGTCAAGCGTCTCCTGCTGCTCGGCGTGACCGGCGAACAGATCGTGCAGCATTTACACTACGTGCGGCCCAGCGCCAAGCCGAGCAGCCCCACCAGCCTCGACGGCTGGAAGGAAACCCTCGACTACGCGGACACGGCCACGCTGGCCATCATCGACGGCGTCACCAGCTGCCTCGCCTACGCCGGCCTCGACAGCAACTCAGGGGATGACATCGCCGCCTGGTACAACACCATGCCACGACTCATCAGCGCCTGTGGGCCAGCAGTCGTGCTCATCGACCACGTCGTCAAAAGCAAGGACAACCGGGGCCGCTACGCCGGCGGCAGCATGCAGAAACTCGCACTCATCGACGGCATCAGCTACTCGGTGGACATGACCAAACCAGTCGGCAAGGGCGTGCGCGGCACCATCGTCATCAAATCAGGCAAGGACCGCATCAGCGAGATCGAGGAGCATTGCGCCGTCAGCTGGAGCAGCAACGGCAGCCACCTGCGCGAAGCCGCACGCATCGAAATCAACTCCACGGACCCGAAACTCATGCGCGTCACCATCGCACGACCGAACATGATGCCCAGCGAAGACCGACAGGCGAAACGCGACGACTTCCGACCCACCGGACTGATGGAACGCATCAGCCGCATGCTGGAGGACTCACTCGAAGAACCGAACCAGTCCGAACTGTTCAAGGCACTGAAGGAAGACGGTTCCGGAGCGCGTACCGCCGTCATGAGCAAAGCCGTGAGCCTGCTCCTGCAGGAGGGTTTCGTCTCGAACCGCTCTGGACGCAACAATCGTTCGATATTCAAATCCGTCCGACCGTACCGGCAGATAGACGACCCGAAATCCGACGCCTATGTGGACCGTATGAGCAGGGAGGAGGCGAGTGAATTGGATGACGAAAACCACCTCGAAATCTAGTTTTTCCCGTTTTTCCCAGTTTTTCCGAGTTTTTCCCGGAAAAACTGAGCCATCGAGTCTAGTTTTTCCCCACACTCCCCGGACACACTACGTGTGTGTCCGGGTGTGGGAAAAACTACAGCTCGCCCCTCCGGAAAGACCAAAAACACCCCTCAACGACACTAGATTTTCCCAAACCAAAGGAGCCCAAAATGTCACTCACATTCAGAGAGCAAATCGAAGAGACCGCATGGGAACTCGGCAACGGCGAAGGCACAGTGCCCGAGCTGCGTCAGCGGTTCGACGACAATCCCGACACTCCGAACTTCGACCCGGCCAAGGCATTGGAGATGCTGCACATCCTCCAAATCGTCAACTACAGGCAAGTCCCTCAGCATCGAGGCAGACCAGCCCGCAGCCATTTCCTAAAACAATCCGAATACTCGGTACTCGATTTTGACATTCCGAAGCCAATCCCCAAGGACGAGCGGGAACGCCAGACGCGCATCCAATGGGCCAAGGACTTCCGCGTCATCGCCGACTGGCTCGACGCGAACTGTTACACGACTGAAAGCGAGGAAGCATGAAAGAATCCGTCACCATCCAATACCGCTGTGAGGATGCTGACACCAATCTGGTCGAAACCATCCCAATCGCCTCCATCGGCATCGACCAGTGGAGTCAAGGCCATCCCGTCCTGTTCAACCTTGACCGGAGAGGACATCACGGCCGCCGTATGCTCAGCGTACTCATCACCGCCTGCGAAGCGGTGCTGCATGAAATCCAGGACATCAAATGGGAGGCCTGACCCATGGCCGGACCGATTGACGTGATTCAACGGGCGCTCAGCGCACTGGCCTCAGCGGGATTGGGCAGCGAGTCGCCGGCAGAGGCGTATGTGCTCGGCTACCAGGCCGGCTGGCGGGAAGCGCTCGACCTGTGCATACGAATCGAAACGGCAATCAACAACGAAACGGAGGAAACGAATGAGCATCATCAGCAGTGAAATCGAGGCACAGAAGCAGCGTGACCCGTCGTACATCGACAGTGACCTGCAGTGGGCGTGGGGACGAGGATACAAGGCCGGAGCGTCACGTGAAATCACCGAAGAGGAGATTGCCGCCGCCATGGCCGAAACCCGAAAGTTCATCACGCTCCCCGGCGCGTGGATGGAGAACATCATCAGAATCGCGTTCGACGCGGCAAGAAGAAAGGCAATGGAGGAGTGAGCAGGCCACGCGCCCGTGAACGCAAACCAGCATGGCTTCGCGCGTTCATCCCGAAAACGAGTCCCCTCGTTGTCACCGTCTGCGAGGGGTGCGGCCTGTACGTCATCGAGGATCGGGAAACCGTGTGGGAGTCGTGGGATTACGGGTGTGTGGCGGGTGACGACCTGACCGTGGCGATAATCCTCGGCCGGCCGTTGACCCGCGTCACGTGGCTTCCCTCCGTCGGCCACCCGCTGCTCCGTAGCACCTGCGGAGATGCAGGCATCAGACCGGACGGCCAGTATCTGGCCATGCACATGTGTCATCTCGCCCGGATAAGCGTCAAACCGTTCAAACCGCCGAAACGGGAACGCCCGCCAGGCAAGCCATGGGGCGGGCCGAAACTGTCGAAGCAGGAGATAGCCGAATTCAAACGCATATGGAACATGCCATACAGCCGGCTCAAATACGAGAAAGCCCCAACCATGGTCGGCCAGGGCGATGAGAAGCAAACATTATTCTAGCCGACCAGCCGGAAGGGGCCAACGTGAACTGCCAGAACTGCAAAACGATAACCGAAGAGGGGTATTCACTGTGCGAGACGTGCGAACTGCGTTTCGCCGGCACGCTCCTGCGACTGGCGCGCGACGTCACGCCGTTGCATGACTCGTTGGACGCGACCCTGCATCCGGGCGGGCATTCGCCCGTGCGAATCCAGACGGCCACTCCCCCGACTCCTATCAGGCTTGACGTGCTCGACCTGATCGACATGCTCGACGCCACGGCCCGTGAACTATGGCGTTGCCTCGACGGCATCGACGCCTTGGACTGGCGCAAAGACAAACGCAACGAGGATCTGAAGGCCACGCTCATCGCATGCGCCGGTCATGCACGCCTTGCCACGTTCGCGGATGCCGGCTTCTACATGCACATCATCAACGACATCGCCCGCAAGGTTGATACTGCGCTGGACCCGCCGGAGCAACGCCGCGAGATAGGTACCTGCGAGTTGTGCAATACGATGCTCACCGCTGGCCAAAACGACCAGTGGGTGATATGCCCGTTGTGTGGTCGCGAGCAGCGAGCGCAGACCGTCAAACTGCGTAGGCTCAAGACGTTGTGTTGGGATGATTCCAGGCGTGGGTCTGCGGCGGACATCGCCAAGGCATTCACCGACGCCGGAATAACCCTCAAGGCGTCGCGGGTACGCAAGTGGGTGGAGCGAGGCCAAGTCTCACGCACCCCGCAGGGGATCCCCTACAGTGATGTGTATCGGCAGGTCATCGCCGGCCAGCTTGACAAATGATTGTTTGTCACACACAATTGCAGTGGCAGAAGTGTCGAAAAACCCAGCTCATGTGGCTGGGTTTTCGCGTATCTATGCTTTGTTTTTGCGTGGTCTCCCCCCTCCGACACCACGTCCCGGACGTTGAGCGTTCCATTCATCGATGGTCTCAGGCAACCAGCCGCGCGTGCGCCCTATCGTGGCGTCGGGCTCAGGGAGCTTGAGGTTGAGCAAGCCGCCACTGGTGATGCCAAGGCGTTCTGCGACCTGTTTGACGCCGAGATATTCAGTCGCCATTGTCGCCGTCCTTGCCGTTGATGATTCCGGCCGCGAGACCCATGATTCCGGCCGCGAGACCGAAGCCGCCCGATACTATCGGGCTGCTGGACAGTGCGCCAACCAAGGCCACGGCACCGAATACCACGGCGACGATTCCGAAGATCAGTGATGTTCTCATGATGCGTTCTCCGATGGGATAGGATTGGCGGGAGGTTCCGGCTAATAGGTCTAGCCGGAACCTTTTTTACTTCTTGTGCTTCGGTCTTCGCTTGACTGCGATGGCTAGCGCGGCTGCGGCGATGACGTTGGCGATGATGCCGTTGATGACATCAAACCAATCCTTTGGGCTCATCGGATACCTCCTTTCTGCTGATATATCTACAGTAACACAACTACTATAGATATGCAAGGAGAGCACAACAAAACACGCCGAAAACTCCTGATATTTCAACCCCTCGCTAGCCCAACCAGCAGAGGCATCCGATTCAAGTCCGATACAGTCTCGGTTCGAATCCGAGGCGAGGGACACCTATTCTCCAATGATTGCGGGGTGACGGCATCATGGTCAGCTACAGCCGCCAAGTCCGCAAAGGCGGACGCCAATTCGAAAAAGACCGCAAGAAATTCTTCCTCGAATGCAAAGCGGAACACCGTCCATGCTGGCTCTGCGGAATGCCAATCGACTACGACGCCCCGCAGAACACCACAGACGACAGCTACAACCTCGACCACTTCTATCCCGTCAGCAAGCGGCCCGACCTGCAACACGACCCCGCAGGCTTCCGGCCATCACACACCCAATGCAACAACCTGCGCGGCAACAAGGATCCAGCCACGCCAATCGGCACACTCTCACGCCAATGGATACGAGCAGCATAGGAGGTTCAACGCTCATGGACATCGAAGAACCAGTCAAGACATTCAGCGGCGAAACGGTCCGCGAAGCAACCTATCCCATCGTGCTCCACATCAGCGCCAGCCTAGCCAACAGCAACACCGACTACGACCTAGGCGAGATCGACGTGGACCTGCCAATCAACCTCGAACCAACGGTCTCGGGAGACGGACGCACCGTCGTCATACCCAAGGTCGACAGTCAGTCATTCACCAGACGACTCACCAACGGCGTCAACGCGTTCATCGACGCGTTCAACGCCTGACCAACCACCGGGAGGGGCGGTAGAATCCCAAAACCGGCCACGGGCGGGACACGACCCGCATGGCCGCTCTTCCTCTCCCTCCGAAAAATATTCGATATTCGGCCGGGGTCGCGCGCGAAGGAGGTTCCATGCCGAAACAGTTTCCGCAGGAAACGGTGGCCGACGCATTGGAGCGTTCGCTGCGCAACGCCAAGCATCTGCGCGCGAAGGACGCAGCCACGGTCGCCGCCGCCCGGGCCCTTGCATGGAAAATCGACCATTGGGACGAATTGGCGGAACAGGCCATATCGGACGCCGAAGCGAAGGGAAAGGGTGCCCGTCCGGCTGTGCCGCAGAACGACAATACCTCGCTGCCGACGTTCCTGAAATATTGCGCGGCTCTCGGACTGGTTCCCGAGGAGGAGAAGCCGGCGAAACCGGCGAGGGGCAAGGCCGCCAAGCCCGAGGCGACTCCGGTGGCGGATGAGCTTGAGGAGTATCTGGCGAAAATCAGCTAGGAGGCGTCATGGGCATCGGCGAAATCAACGACGATGCCCACGGCATCACCACGCCACGCATATTCACTCCCCCGCTGCGCGAACTGACGCCGGAAACATCAAACGGCTACGCGGTCATCGAGTTCGCCGAAAAGTTTCTCCACGTGCATCTTTTCCCGTGGCAGAAATGGCTGCTGATCCACGGGCTTGAGCTTCTGCCGGACGGCTCCTACCGGTTCCGCCGAGTTGTCACCGAGGTCGCGCGCCAGAACGGCAAGACCACGCTCATGAGCGTACTGTGCGCGTGGTGGCTGTTCGTCGACTCCGCTCGCCACCCGGAATTGTCGCCGGCTTGGAAGTTTCTCGTGGTCGGTGCCGCGCAGACGTTGGACAATGCTCGTGCCCCGTATCAGGCCGTGCTGAATTGGTGTAATCCGAATCCGGCTTCCGAGGGCGAGGCCGCGCTTGCGGTGCCCGTATTGCAGAAGCGTGTGCAGCGGGTCAACAATTCGCATGGCGAAGAGGCGATTATCTGCCGTAACAAGGCGCAGTATATCGTGCGCGCCGATAAGAACATCCGTTCCAAGTCCGCGAGCCGTGTCGTGTTCGATGAGCTGCGCGAACAGCATACCGACGATGGCTGGAACGCAGTCAGTCAAACCACGAAAGCCATCTGGTCAAGCCAATTGTGGGGCATCTCGAACGCCGGCGACTATCGTAGCGTCGTACTGCGCCGAGTCGTTGACGAGGGCCGTGCCCTGGCTGAATCATGGAATGCGTCGGTCGAGACCGGCAAGCAGTCGCCGGACGAATGGGCCGATGAACATGACCCGTCCTATGGGTATTTTGAGTGGTCGGCTCCGGATAAATGCGAGCTGGACGATCTCGACGGCATTCGTCAGGCGAACCCCTCCATGGGTTACGGGCCGATGACGTATCGGAGTATCGCGGCCGACATCAACGGCATGACCGAAGCCGCGTACCGCACCGAGGTCTTGTGCCAGTGGGTGACGGCCGACATCACGCCGTACATCAACCCGAAGCTGTGGAAGCGCGGCATCGACCCGAAGTCCCGTATCCCCGATGACGGGCGCGTAGTGCTTTCCGTGGACACCAGCGCCGACCGTGAGACCACCTATATCGCCGCCGCCGGCTACCGCGAGGACGGATTGCCGCACGTCGAACTGATTGTGCGCCGCGACGGCATGCTCTGGGTGCCGAAATACCTCAAAATGCTTCGTGAGGCTTGGCCGAACATCCACGAAATCGCCGTGCAGTCCAAGGGCTGCCCGGCCGTGGACTTCGCCGACCCGCTCGCGGAGGCCGGTTGGACGGTGCATCTCATCGAGGGCTTTCGCATAGGAGCCGCAACCGGCCGTTTCCGTGACCGAGTGAAGGAAAACAAACTCCGCCATCTCCCCCAGCCCGCCATCGAACAACAGGTGAGCGTGGCCGTGACCCGACGATTGGGTGAGGTCGAGGTGTGGGACAGAAACCAGAGCGCTATGCACTTTTCCGGCCTCATCGCCGAATCGCAGGCACTGTATGCGTTGGAGACTATGGACGGCGAGCCGGAGAAACCGAAGTACAGGCCCTCCACGGGCATCAAGATTCACTGTTGATATGACGTGACCCAAGGAGGCTGCGTATGGGATTTCTGAATAATCTGCTGCGCGGCCCCGCCGCCATCGCCATGAAGGGCGCGGAGCCGGAGACCGGCGCGTTGCCCACGGTGGGCGACGCGATGCCCGAGGCCATCAGCTGGCCCACCGAAGAGGACTTCGCCGGCTACGTGAACGGCATGTACTGCCGCGAATACGCGGTGCGCGTCGTGGTCGATTTCATTACCCGCCAATTGGCCTCTCTGCCGTTGAAGGTGTATCGGAAGAACGCTGACGGCGACGCGGAGGAGATACGAGACGGCGCATTGGTCCGACTGGTCAAACGGCCTTCCGAACTGCCCGGCATGAGCCGATACCGTTTCTATGCATCACTCATCCGTGACATGCTGCTGGAAGACCGGTGGCTGTGCACGCTCGGCAGCAACCGTTCTGGCGGCGGGAACACGCTTCGCCGCATCCCCGCCGACGGGTACAGCCTCACGGCGAACGGTTTCGGCGAACTCACCGGCGTGACCATCAGCAGCGTCGACGGCAACAAGGGCGGTACCTACAAGCTGCCGGACCCGCGAATCGTGCTTGACATCGGCTATATCGACGGCCTGAACCTCGGAGACCCCGTGACCAACGTTCTCCGTTCCCTGCTCTCCGAGGCGCGTGCGATGGCGAAATACCGTCGCAAAGTCGCTGAGAACAGTCCGCAGACACCCGCGTACATCTACCGGCCGAAGGAAATGCAGTGGGAGTCGCAGGAGGATTACGACGATTTCGTGCAAGCGCTCCGCAACTACCAGCAGGGCGGCGGCCGCGAGGGTGCATGGCTTCCTCTGCGCGACGGCATGGAGGTTCGCGCCATCGGCGAACTGTTCAAGCCGGTGGACATGGCCGACCTGGACGCACGCGAGAAAATCAACGAACAGGTGTGCCTCGCATTCCAGATCAGCCCGGAGAATATCGGCTTCCGCTCTGGCACCAACTCGAACATCAGCGCCTACAAAGAAAAACTCTGGAACGTGGAGTTGCTGCCGTACTTGGTGGCGTTCGAGGAGGCTTTGAACCTCACATTGCCCGAGGCTGTGGGCGAACCGGACTGTTACATCAAGGCGAATCTGGATGCGAAGCTGCGCGGAACGATGGAGACCCAATATCAGGCGCTCTCCACCGCCACCGGCCGTCCGTTCATGACCACCGACGAGGCGCGCGAACTGCTCGACCGTCCGAAACTGCCGGGCGGCGACCAACTGATCACCCCGCTCAACGTGAGCGAGGGCGGCCAGCCCAGCCCGCAGGACGGCGGCCAGACCCAGAACGCGCAACAGGGCGCGAGCCCGAACGGCAAGCAGATGCTCGCCGAATTCAAACGACTCTACACGTATGACGCCGGTTTCCGCGCGTCATGGGACTCGATGACGAAGGGAGAAACCTCAGATGAGTCTTGATTATCTCGGCTACGAGCTCAAGGAGCTCAAAGCCAACGATTCCAGCGGCGGCGGGGTGTTCTCCGGCTACGCCTCGACGTGGGAGAAAGACCTGTACGACGACGTGGTGGTCAAGGGCGCTTTCGCGCAGACCCTCTCCGCCGACTTCAAGGCGGGCGGCGCGGGCATACCGATCCACTGGCAGCACAAGGACGGCTCGCCCAACGACGTGATCGGCGAAACGCTTTCCGCCGTGGAGGACGAGCATGGCCTGCTCATCACCGCGAAATTGGATACCGACATCGCTGAGGGCAAGCGAGCCTACGACCTGCTCAAGCGTGGCCTCATCCACCAGATGAGCATCGGCTTCATCGCCGAAAAGACCGCATGGGTCAAAAACGAGGAGGCGAAGAGCCCTTGGGACGGCTACCGGGAGATTCGCCAGCTCAAACTATTTGAGATCAGTCTCGTGCAGGTCGCCGCCAATCAGGGGGCCGAGGTGCTCGAGGTCAAGGCCGGCCGTGCAATCAGCAAGGCCAACGAGGACAAGATTCGCACAGCCTACGAAGCGCTCGGCGAACTGCTCGACTCCATCACCGAAACCCCCGACGATGACGACACCGACGATTCCAAGCCCGATGACGAGCCGGACGACGATACGGCGGACGATTCGGACAAGCCCGAGCCGGACGCCGGCAAGGCGAAAAAGAGTTTTGACCCGCAGTGGGCCAAGGAAATCAGCGACTTCCTCTCGCTGGCAAACAACCAATAGAAAGGATTATCCATGGGTTACATGGAGAAGCTGGCCGCCGAGAAGAAGGCGGTCAAGGCCCTGTACGACAAGGGCCTGGAGAACCTCACCGAAGATGAGGCTACCGAACTCAAGAACCATTACGCGGAGGCCAAGCGTTTGCAGGAGCGCGTCGACCTGTTCAAGGGCGTCAACGATTTGAACGTGGACGAGGCCAAGCCTCAGGCCAAGACGGCTCACGCCGCCAAGACGCTGGGCGAACTGTACGCGCAGGAGTTGAAGAAGGCCGGCCTGACCGTCATCGGCACCAAGGCGCACCCGTTCGCTTCCAGCGAGTTCAAGGCCGCGTCCGACACGCACGTGGCGGGCACCGGCACGGCGGGCACCGGTTACGCGCCGGTGGTCACCCAGGTCGACATGGACGGCGTCTGGCCGTATGAGCGTCCGCTCGTGGTCGCCGACCTGTTCGGCTCCATCACCCTGAGCGGCAACGCCAACACCGTGGAATACCCCGTCTATGGCGCGCTCGAGGGCGACGCTGGAACCGTGGGCGAGGGCGGCAAGAAGCCGCAGACCCATCTGCCGGCACCAACCTGGGCGTCCGACAGCCTCAAGGAGGTCGCCGCCTGGTGGAAGGTCACCGACAACATGGCCGAAGACCTCTCCTACATCGTCTCCGAAATCAACAACCACGCCCGCTACAACCTGCAGCTGCTGGAAGAGACCCAGCTGCTGTCCGGCGACGGCACCGGCGCGAACGTCAAGGGCCTGCTCGCCCGCGACATCCAGACGATGGCTCAGGCGGCTGATTCCGACCCGGACCGCATCTTCAAGGCCCGCACCAAGATCGCGGTGGCCACCGGCTTCCGAGCCGACGCCATCGTCATCAACCCCGCCGACTACGAGACCATCCGCCTCTCCAAGGATTCGAACGGCCAGTACTACGGCGGCGGCTACTTCAACGGCCAGTACGGCAACGGCACCATCATGCAGGATCCGCCGCTGTGGGGTCTCAAGACCGTGGTCACCGAGGCCATCGCCCAGGGCACCGCTCTGGTCGGCGCGTTCAAGCTCGGCGGCGCGGTCATCCGTAAGGGTGGTCTGCGCGCCGAGTCCACCAACTCCCACGCCGACGATTTCACGAACGATCTCATCACGTTCCGCGTGCGCGAACGCATCGGCCTGCAGGTCAAGTATCCGAAGGCGTTCGTCAAGGTCGCACTGGGAAAAGCCGCGAAGTGACGCCTGACGCCGAGAGCATCGCCGTCACACCCGACGCCCTCGCGATGAGGGTCGGCGAGACGGCGAGACTCGAGGTGTCAGTCCTCCCAGCCGAAGCGTCACAGGAGTTCACGGCCCGAATCGCAGACCCGAGCATCGCAACCATCGAAAGCGAGGGGCTATGAGCGTCGTATCCTCCACGGGGGCAATCCCCGACATGATCCAGGATCCGACAGTGTTCGACGCGGACGGGACATTCTGGGTCAAGGCGGCGCAGGCGGCCATCCGCCGAACGTGCGGCTGGCATATCACGCCGAACATCGAACTGTCGGGCGTGGTCAATTCGCGGGGAGGCAAGGTGATTCGCCTCCCCGCACGCCATGTCACGTCGGTGGATGAGCTGACCGATATCGCCGGCAACCGGCTGCACTACGCCTACGACCCCGCCACGGGTTTGGTGGAATGCACCGCCGGCGTTTTCCCGGCCGGCGTGGCCGCGATACGCTACCGCATCCACGCCGGTTATGCGCCGGACGAGGTGCCGGATGTGCAGGGGGTGCTCATAAACGCGGCGAAACGGGCCAGCAGCGCAGCCGCCGGCATCGTCCAATCCCAGTCGGTCAACGGCAGCAGCGTCACCTACAACGTGACATTGATGGCCGACGAGCTGGCGAAACTCGACCGGTACAAGCTGGGAGCATTGCCGTGAGCATCATCGATGACATCAACGCCTCCGGTCTGCCTGCGTCCACACGGTTCGTGCGGTTGCGCGCCTCGCGTAAAGCCGACCCGTACAATCCCGCGCAGACCACCGAGGACTGGACGAAACCCGTCGAATTGGAAGTGCGAGGAGCTTTGGCTTCGAGCAGTTCGACTCGCACGTCCGACGTTTTGGACGTGCAGACCACGTCGACTGCGGTGCTCACCGTGGCCGACCCGAACGCGGACATCCGGCTTGGTGACCGTATCCGACCCGAACCGGCCGATGGCCGCATGTGGGAGGTCAGCGGCTTCCCCAGCCGCGATGCCAACGCCTTTACCGGCTGGCAGCCCACATTGGAAGTCCAGCTCACCGAGTGGAAGGGGTAGCCGATGGCCGGAAGCGGACAGACCAGCATCAAGTTCAACGACGCGTTTTTCGACCAGATCCTCAACTCGGCCGGCGTCAGGGCCCTGACCCGTGGAGCCGCCGAAAAGGCGCTCGGAGTGGCCAAGGCCAACGCGCCCGTCGATACAGGAGCCTACCGTGACGGCCTGCAGGTCGAGGCCGTCCAACGCGCGCACCGCACCACCTTCATGGTGGTCGGCCATGATCCGAAGACCATGCTGGTCGAATCCAAGACCGGCAATCTCCGCAAGGCGTTGAAGGCGGCGAAGACATGACATTGATACTGCCTCCCGACATGGAGGCTTTCCTCTGTGATTACCTGCGCACTCATATCACCGATGTGGACGGGCTCCAGGTGGGCAGCAAGAAGCCTCCCGACTATCAGGGCGCGTATCCGCTCGTCACCGTCCGGGACGATGGCGGCAACGCGGACGGGCTCGGCCATTTCGACCGTTCGATTGGCGTGAACGTGTACGGATGGAGCCGTCAGGACGAGAAGCCGTGCAAGACTCTCGCCCGTCGCGTCTACGCGACGCTCACCGAACATCCGGCCATCGCCCTCGCCAAGGGCTCGCCAATCGTTTCCGTGGATGATTCCTCGTGCAACGGCCCATACCCGATGTCCGACGATTCCGACACCGCGCACTACTACCTGATCGTCGAATATTCGACGGTTGGCGAACACTAACCAATCCCTTAACCGTTTTCCTAGGCCCTACACAATGTGTAGGGCCTTTTCGTTTGAAAGGACATGGAATGACAGCAGACAACCAGGGCAACGACCTTGATTCTGTCAAGAACGTACTCACGTCGAAGATCATCGTCGCCCCCTATGTGGCAGGCAAGACGCTGACCGCCTCGCAGATCGCGCCCAGCGTGGCGGACCCGATCACCGAACTCGGCGACGTGTTCGGCTCCTCCTCCTCCACAGTTGGCCTCATCACCAGCGACGGAGCGCCGCAGGACTCCCGCGACGGCGACGACGCCACCGAATTCCACCAGCCGGGCTACACGCTCAACGCCGACCCGACGCTGACGCTCGCGTTCACCGCCGCCGAGGACAACGACCTCACCCGCCTCATGACCATCGGCAGGCCCGATGAAACCGGCGTCTACCACGTCAAGGACATCATCCAGGACACCAAATGGTTCGCCTATCAGGAGACCATCTACAAGTCCGGCCGCAAACGCCGTCGTCTCGGCGTCATCCAGATCACCGGCAACGAGCCGGCGCAGGATACGCGCGGCGAGGTGTCCGGCCTCTCGCTGACCGCCACATGGCAGCTCGATCCCGCCGTAGACGGCGGCAACAGCCGCTACCTGCAGTCCTACGCGGCGGTCTGACATCAGCACTCTTCCCCGCATGACCTCTCTCCTGTCGGCATGCGGGGAGCCTAACACCAACGACGGGAGAAACACGTATGACAGGAGAAACCATCATGGCAACGCAGCAGAATATGGCACCCTCGATCGCCGAATTCGATGATTGGGACGAGACCAAGGAGACCGAGGCCCTCGCCGAGGTCGCCAAGCAGATCAAGGTGCGCCACATCATCAAGGACAACGAATACTGGGCGCTGGCACCCGGCGGCACCGTCTACAAGCTGCCTCTCTATCTTTCCATCGCCGACTTCGAGGCACTGTCCGGCGCTTCCACCGACACCGACAGCCTCGACCAGGTCAAACGCATCCTCACCGTGTTCGCCGGAGACGAGCAGGCCAAGCAGCTCGAAAGGGAGCCCATGCAGGTCGCGTTCAACCTCATCCAGGACTACGGGGAGACGCTCGCCAAATCACAGGGCGTCGAACTGGGAAAATCGCCGACTTCTGCCGAATCCTCAACTCCGATGACGGAGTAAAGGTCCGAGCGGACTTCGCCCGATTCGGGTGGAGCATCGAACACGATCTCGGCCGGCGTCTCCCCTACCGTGACGCCATCGACCTGTACACGGCGCTGTGCGGCGACCCGTCCTCCTACACGGGAGCCTCGCTCATCGGCCTCATGTTCCCCATGAGCGCCACCGACATCACCGTATTGCAGTTCCTCGGCGCTTCCACGCTGCTCGGCGACGTGGACGGCGAACCCGAAACGGACGAGCCCACCGCCGAGGAGATCCACGAGGCCGAAACGCATATGAGCAAGCTCTTCGGATAAACAACCATCAACTAAGAGGGGAGTCGCCTTATGGCTTTCGGATCGGAAGTGGGAACCGGCCACGTGTCGATATTCCCCTCGATGAAGGGCTTCCGCAGCGCGGTCGACAAGGAGATGCGGGGGGCCGGCAAGTCCGGTTCCAACCGTTTCTCCCAGGCGTTCGGCAACGGTTCGAAAATCGGCAAATCGTTCGGCGGCAGCTTCAAAAAGGCATTCGGTTCGAGTGCCCGGGGCGTCGCCGACGATGTGCTGAAACCGTTGAAGCGTGACGCGGCGCAGGCGTCCTCCAAGGCCAGCGCCGCGCTCCTGAACTACCGTCAGGCCACGGTCAACGTGCAGCAGGCGCAGGAGAGGCTCAACTCGGCCATCGCCAGATACGGGTCGGATTCGACTCAGGCGCAGACCGCCTCCATCAATCTCGAAAAAGCCCAGTTGCGTCAGGCCACCGCTCTCGACAAGTCCAACGACGCCGCCGAACGGCTCGCGGACGCGAAGAAGGCGCTCAAGGCCGCCGAGGACGAACTCGCCAAGGGCACCAACACCGTATCCGGTTCCATGAAGACGATGGCAAGCTCGTTCTCGGCTGGATTCTCGAGCATCAGCCGGGGCCAATCCACCTTCACCGGACTCTCTGGAGCGCTCGGCAGCCTCGTGCGTAGCCTGCTCGGCGTAGACGCCATTTGGAAACCGCTCGGCTCCAAGATAGCCGGATTCGCGAACAAGGCCGTATCCTCATTGAGCGGTTTCGCCGTGCAGGTCGGCGCGAAAATCCAAACCGGACTCAAGGGAGCCATCAGCGCCGCCCAGCAAACCCTCAAAGGCTGGGGCGGCAGCATCGCAGCCACCGTGTCAGGCATCGCCAAACCAATCGGCGCGGCAATCACCGCATGGACGCAACCGATTCGCGACTGGGGAAGCAGAACCGGCAACACCATCAAAACGGCAGTCGCTACTTGGACCGCACCCATCCGCTCATTCGGCGGCAAAATCGGCTCCGCCATCGGAGATGCCGCAGGAAAAGTAGGGCAGAAACTCGCACCGGTAGCCAACGTAGCCAAGAACTACTTCGGCAACATCGCCACCGCCGCCGGAGCCGTATGGTCCAAACTCCCAGCCGGAGCACAGACCGCCGCCGGGGCAATCGGCAGCACGCTCGGCAACCTCGCCTCCAGCGCAGGCAACTCGTTCAAAAACCTCGCCCAAAACGCGGTCGCCCATACCAAGGGCCTCGCCACGGGAGCGGTCGCCGCCATCGGAGCAGGTGTGGCAGCCATCGGCGGCACGCTGGTGGCCACCGGCAAGCAGGCGTTGGGCGCGTATGCCACGTGGGAGCAGGCGGTCGGCGGCGTCGACACCCTGTTCAAGGGCGCTTCCGGCACTGTGCAGAAGTACGCGGCCGAAGCGTACAAGACGGCCGGCGTCGGCGCGAACGACTATATGAACCAGGTCACGAGCTTCGCGGCCTCGTTGGTCAGTTCGCTTGGCGGGGACACCGCCAAGGCCGCAGAGATGGGCAATCAGGCCATCATCGACATGTCGGACAACGCCAACAAGATGGGCACCGACATCCAGACCATCCAACAGACGTATCAGTCGCTTGCTCGCGGCAATTACGCGATGCTGGACAACCTCAAGCTCGGCTACGGCGGCACCAAGACGGAAATGCAGCGGCTCATCGCCGACGCGAACAAGCTGCCGGGCGTGATGAAGGAAGGCAACGACCTTTCCATCGATTCGTTCGCCGACGTGACCGAGGCCATCAGCCGAGTGCAGAAGAGCCTCGGCATCAGCGGCACGACCGCCAAGGAGGCGGCGACCACCATCGAGGGGTCCGTGAACTCGATGAAGGCCGCATGGCAGAACTGGCTCGCCGGACTGGGCAACGAGAACGCCGACATGGGCGCTCTCAGCCAGCAGCTCGCCGACTCCATCGGCACTGCGTTGAAGAACATCCTGCCCCGCGTGAAGGTCATCGCCCAGAGCGTCGTCAAAGCCATCCCGAGCCTGTTCTCGGATCTGGTGACGCTCCTGCCTGAACCGTTCCAGAACGCGATCAACGCCATCGGCAGCGTATTCAACGGGCTCGGCGAGATATTCAAACCCGTGCAGAGCGCCATCGCCCCTCTGATAGCTGCATTCATGGCCCTCGGAGCAGGCGGCATCGCACCATTGCTGTCCAAGATTCCGTTGCTCGGCGGGGTGCTCGGCGGATTGTCCGGCCCGTTGAGCGCGTTGGGCGGACCCATCGGCATCGTCGTCGCAGCGTTGGGCACGCTCATCGCCACGGTGCCGGAACTGCGCAACGCCTTCGGCACGCAGGTCACCGGCGCGTCCAACCTGTTCAAGAACACGATCGCGGGAATGAAGCCGACGTTCGATGCGTTCGGCAAAAGCCTGCAGGACATGTTCAAACAGGTCATGCCGGTGATCACCGCTTCTGTCGCGGAGCTCATCACAGTGTTCGGCGACATACTCCAGTCGCTGGCACCGCTCATCCCGACGATCATCGAACCGCTCATGAACGCGCTCAGATCGCTCATGCCGCTCATCGGCCAGCTCGTGTCCAGCCTGCTGCCACCGTTGGCGGACATCATCGCCGCGCTGCTGCCGGTCGCCTCGCAGATCGTGTCGATGATAGGCCAAGTCATCAGCCAGCTCGCCTCCGCGCTCGTCCCGGTAATCCAGCAGGTCATGGATTTCGTTAGCCAGCTGGTCACCGCCATCACGCCGCTCATCCAACAGCTCGTGCCAGTCATAACCGATGCGGTCTCGGGCATCACAGGCATCATCCAACAGCTGATGCCGGTCATCCAGAGCATCATCAGCGTGGTCGGCTCGGTAGTGAGCGCAATCATCGGATTCATCACCGGTACGTTGTTGCCTGCGGTGCAGGCGATGCTCCCATATGTGTCGGGTGTCATCGACGGCATACAAGGCGTAATCCAGGGCGTGGTCGGCGTTATTTCCGGTGTCATCAGCATGGTCACCAACCTCATCAACGGCAACTGGTCGGGAGCTTGGAACAGTTTCAAATCGATTCTTTCCAACGCGGCCGGAGCGGTCGGCGGCTTGGTGTCGGGCATCGTGAGCGCCATCAAGGGCGTGTTCGCCGGAGCTGGCTCGCTGCTCAAAAACGCCGGCTCGCAGCTCATCAGTGGTCTGTGGAACGGCATCAGCGGTGCCATCGGCGGATTGTACGACAAGATCAAGGGCGCGCTTTCCGGACTGGTCGATAAGGCGAAGGAAGCGCTCGGCATCCATTCGCCGTCCCGCGTGTTCCGCGACGAAGTCGGCCGCTACATCCCGCCCGGCATCAGCGAGGGCATTGACAAGGCCACCCCCGCATTGCAGCGTGACATCGCGAAGCGGATGCAGGGTGTCACGGCCGCCGCACAGTCGGCATTCCAGCCGATGACGTTGCGCTCCGCCATTGGTGTGGAGGGCTCCGCCCCATTGCCTGAAACCGGGAATGGGCTCGCAGACCTCGCGTCGATGCTTGTGGAGCTTCGCGGCCTGCGCTCCGACCTGCAGGCATTGCACGGTGATTTGGGGCCGACCATCGCTAAGTACACGCCATCCATGACCATCCGCGAAGAGAAGCGCAGGCTTGGTCTCGTCTAAAACAGGAGGACAGTCATGCAGTCGATGACCTACCGGCGAGGCGGAGGATCAAGCCGCGCCGTTTCGGCTGGGGCCGTTGATCTCATCGACCCGGCCGGTCTCATGGTCAAACGCATCGAGAGCCTGCGCACGCACGCGTGGGAGGTGGAGTTGGCCGCGCACGGCATTGACTCCGCCTCCCTCAACGCGTCAAGCGTCCAATTGGAGGCCACATGCGCCGACCTCAACGTGCTGGACGTGGCGAGCGAACTGTTCGACGCGGACGTCAAGGCCGTGGCGTCATCCCGCAGCAAGGACGACGCCGGCCTGCTCACCGTGGACGGCTGGTCGCAGACCGCGCTCATCACCGGCATCGAACCATCCTATGATCCGCCCGGCCCCGCGAAGTACGCGCTCACGGTCGCATTGCTTGACGGCCTATGGCACAAGCGTGACGACGTGCAGCATTTCTGGTCGGATGCGCTGCAACCGGGCCTCGACCTTGATTACCCGCACGATTACCCTCACGACTACCTGCCGACGGCACGAAACGCTTCGGTCGTGAACGATGCCGTCTCGCCGATGCCGTTCGAACTGGTGGTCTACGGGCCGGTCTCACAGCCAGCCATCATCATCGGCGTCAACCGGTATGAATTGCATATGGACATCCCCTCGGGCTCGTATGTGACCGTCAACAGCGTGGAGGGACAACGCAGCATCGTCATGACCGCAGAAAACGGCGACACCACGAACGTGTTCGACAAGGGCGAACGAGGCAGCGGCATCAACGGCGGCACTTATATTTTCCAGCCGTTGCCGGCCGGGGA